TGCCAATATAAATATCAGCTGTACTAAGACATGTCTAATCAAATCCTAGCACCCAATGGTAGCGCTTCGGCTCCAGTTGTACCTTTAAGCCAAGGTTTAGAGGACACAACTTTATGGCAATCAATGCTAGCTATTGCTAACATCTATTCTCTATACGGATGCAAAACTGAATTAAGCAGAAAAAATCTACAAAACACATATCTTACATGGAATACACTCTCTGCAGAATCAGGCTGGATGAAATTTATGAAATACAAACTTGCAGCCTTTTTCTCATACCACCAAAACGAATCATTTGAAACACCCAAGATATTACCGACTCAATTAAATACTGCAAAAATTGCAGGAGTCTCAACACCTCAAGCACCAAACGATTACATCTCAGAAAACGACAACCCAGGTATTCTGCTCGGCGGAAAATTTCATCGATGGTTAAGGGTATTTCTTAACAAAGAAAATGAAGAACGAAAGCTGAGTTTCCTCAGCTCAATTCTTCAATCTAAGAAAGGAATGCCTCGACCAACCGATGAAGAAGTCAGCAAAGCTGAATACGATGCCTTCATAAAACTAACAACGTCACAACCACCAGAAATCAAAGAAGATCACTTAGATCTCGATTTCGATGGGAAAGGAATGAACTGGGCCGATAAAAATGAATTAGGTGAAGAAGTCGAAAGACTATCAAGAAAAATCAACAGAAAAATCGATAAAAATCGAATAATCGAAGAGATCACAAGAACAGTCAACGAAATCATACAAGATAATCATTATGAAGAATCTGATAAATTCAGATACTTCTTACCAAGCACCAGCGCAAACTATATTGCGACGCGTTCAGAATTAGGGGCAATAGGTGCCATTCTGTCTGACACAAATATTATCGACGACTTAAGAAGACCAAAAGGTTTTGTCGAGGTTGATGAAGGCTATACTGAAACAACAGAAACAAGAGAAGAGGAATTCATCACAAAAATAAATGACGAAAAACTCCAAACAAATTTCCGTATCTTCATGGAGCGTGTAACAAAAAAAGCAAAGGAAGAAAAGCCGGTAGTTGAACTTAAAGGTCTGAAGGAAAGTCTCAAAATTAGAGTCATTTCCAAAGGCCCCCCGTTCATTTACACGACGCTTAAACCAATACAAAAAAAGATGCACGATCTCATGAGAATATTACCAGTATTTTCCCTCATAGGAACCCCAGACACGGAAGAAATACTTGAAGAGAGACTAGGAAGAAATGTCAAAGATAATGAAGTCTTTGTTTCAGGCGACTACGAAGATGCTACGAACAATATAAGCTCGTGGGCATCTGAAGCAGTGGCCTTTGCAATGGCAACAAAATTGAGACTACCGTCTATCGAAAGAGAAATATTAATTGAATCTCTCACGAAACACGTCATTTTAAATCCAGAAGCATCGAAGAAAATAACAGAAAAAGAAAGGTCAGAAGCGATTGCAAATGCAATCAAATTCAACGATTCGATTTCCAATATGATCAGCGAATACTCTCAGGATAAAATGATCCTAGAAACTCTCGAAGCTATCCAAACCAATGGTCAATTAATGGGATCAGTCACTTCGTTTATCGTTCTATGCATAATAAATTGTGCAATAACGAGATTAGCTATTGAGTTGGCAGAAAATCGAAAATACACTTTACAGGACCTTAAAGCACTTATTAACGGTGATGATGTGCTATTCAAATCTAATTTGAGTGCATATCTTCACTGGAAATATCTAACAAAACTCGTAGGATTGAAGGAATCTATCGGAAAGACTTATTGTTCAAAGAAATTTGTTCAGATCAACTCTAGAAATTACTTAATAGTAAAAGAAAGAGAAGAACAGGCAATATTCGAAGGACGATTAGTCTCACGTAAGAAACCTTATCTTAAAGTTAAGTTTGTGAATTACGGTCTAGTCAAAGGATACAAACGATCACAAGCCAGCTCTAGCCAAATCAGCAAGAACGACCTCACCGACATCAACTTCGATCTAGCAGACAGGGCAAAAGATTTAATATTCAATAGTCCAGAGGATATACAAGATAAGGTTTATAACCTTTTCATGCATGAACATCAAAAACTATTTAAACAATTAAATCCAATACCACTATTTGCACCTAAATGGATTGGTGGTCTAGGTTTACCGATCACTAAAACCCACGGGCCATCTGAGTTAGATCTCAGAATGGCACGAAAGATTATTAGAGAATGGCACTTAAGACGACCAAAACGTTTAGAAATGAAAGAAGGGGGATGGCAGATGAGGAATCTTGCAAACAAGCGACTCCCAAAACCAGAAACATTCTGGGCCAAGGATAAATATGAACAGACAAGTAATGAGAACATCGAAAAAAGCATGAACGAAATAACCAACATTTTAACCCTAAACCTCCTTTTTGATTCAAGCCACCCTTTAAAAAGTTACCTTTTTTCGGGGATGACAAGAAAAGAAAAGAAGCAATTTGAAAAAATAGTAAAAATAGACGATGAATTTAGTCATCAACTACTATACCATGATTCAGATAACTTAGGAGAACTTAATAAAATTATTAAGATCAACAAAAAATTATGGAGACCAAGGGGGGGTATACCTACCCAAGGCCTGACTCTGGAACAACTCCTGACAAGAGAATACATGGACTATTATCCTATCGTTGTTATAAATAACAGATGGATAAAAACTACACCCAAAACAACAAGCCACCAGGTCATCGACTTTGATTTAACATCAGAGCCTTTACCTGAGAAACTTGAAGCAAAGGGAACAGAATCCATGGAAAATCTTGAAGGTGGGACCAAGGAAGAAAAGAATGATAAAATCATAACTATCAACCTCGGTCGAGCACCCAATCAGGGGGAGATCCAAAAATCATCATATCGTCCCGGCATGTCCGACGAACAATACAGAGAGTATATAAAAAAAGAGAATAGGAACAAGCAACAGAAGCTCACGGAAGAACAATTAGATATCTACCGTGGGCACTATAGCATCGACTACTCATAACTGATAGGTTATCCGTAGTAAGAATCAAAGTGATACACAATCGATCCTTAAGGGATCTTGCCTAACAGGGGGGCGGACA